GTAGAATAATCCTGCGTCATATGGTGAAGAACCTTTGTATCCCATAACGTAGTACTGTGAAGCAGCAACGTTAGCAGAGAAAGGATCGATGTATACTCTGTACTTACCTTGTAGAACACCAGCAAATGTGTTACCTGTGTCATCTACGTTAAGGTTAGCGTTAAGAGCAGGAGTGTAGTCAAGTACACCAGCCATTGTTAATGCAGAAGCAACGTCAGCAGAACAAAGGATCATGTTACCCTTTCCTCTACGAGTTTCCTGTGCGATTGCGTTGGCATCTCTTTCCATCTGGAAGATCAGTCCTTTGAATTTCTCAACTGACCATCTACCGTTACTGTCTGTGTCTAGGTCAAATGTACCTAAAGAAGCAACGTTTGCTTGTGCACCAGATTTAGCAACCTTATAGATTGTTCTGATGACTTCTCTGTTGATCTCTGCAAGAATCTCTGTTGAAAGAATGTTAGCAAGTTCTGCTTCAGCATTCAATCCGTGGATTGCTTTGAGGTCTTGAGCGAGTTCTAAACTGTACTCTGCCTTTAGTGCTCTGGACTTCGCAGTAACAGTTACCTTCTCGATGGAGAATGCCATCTCGTTGAAGTTGTCACCAGTTGTTCCTAGATCTTCAGCATCGTCAGTTCTCATACCCTGACCAACTGGATATGTTCTACCACCTTGTGAACCTTCTGGGTTAAGAAGTCCTGGGTTTGTAGGTTGTGTTCCACCAGTTGTACCGAAACCAACTGACTGACCTGTCATTCCGTTGGTTAGATCTAATCCTTCGTTCTGACCAGAGAATGAAGTATCTGCTTCGTCGAAGAATGCTTCAGTTCCACTCTGATTAGTGTATCTGGATCTCATTGCAAAGATAAGTCCTGTAGGACCATTCATTGGTTGAACACCAGCAAGGTCATAAGCGACCAAGTTTGGCATTGAACGTCTAATAAGACTGATTAATACAGGGTCGAAACCTGCTACAGGTCCTGTTGCAGTTGCGTTAGCACTGAAACCAGCGTTTGAACCTGTGTTTGTATTTACTGTTGGCTGTTCATAAAGGAACTCTTTTTCCTCTCTGATTGCCTGTTCTTGGTTCTCCAAGAGAACGGCTGTTACCATTCTACGATGTGGATCTTTGATTGCATCAAGACCATCATAGTCTAGAAGGGGTGCCCACTTCTCTTGCAGAGCCTCGTTTGAAATTGGGGCTTGCATTTATTTAAAAAGTAAGTTTGAATTTATGATATAAAAATCATTTTTTGTTAGAAACTCTGTTCAGAGTCTGAAGGTATCTCTCCATTGTATTGCTAACTGGAGTAGTTTGATACTGTGTGGATTGAGTCTCTTCAGAGAGATTCTCTGATTCGTCTCTTTGAACACCAGCGTTTTCTGGGAAGTATGACTTCCTCAATGTTGCTAGTTTCTCACGATAGGATGTTTCACTTTCAAACTCAACATTTTCGGCAAGAGAGGCGAACTTGTCCTTTTGACTTAGGGCAAGACCTTCAGCGACTTCTGCAAAGATTACATCGGCAACTGACTCGGCTAATCTCTTATTAAGAGCAACATTTTTATCAATTTGCTCGTTGAGTTTACCTTCCATTTCATCAAGTTTATCTACCATATTCTCTAGTACATCATATTTTTCGTCAGGAATAGATACATAATGTTCTTCAAATAGACTTCTCATTCCTGTCAAGAATGATTCAGTCATCTCGGTCTTAAGACCTTTTTCAACTGCGAGTTGATTTTCAGCAATCCACTCGTCAGCAACATATTCTAGGTAAGAATCAACACGATCTGTTAATTCTTCTTTAATTGATTGTACTTGCTCAATTAAATTCTCTTCGTATTCAGATTTAACTTGCTCTTTCATTTCAGCAACTTTAGATCTGATAGCAGCTTCAAAGATTGTTCTTGCTTTGTTAGTGAAGTCTTCTGATAGTTCTTCACCTTCAAGAAGTGCTTGAATGTCTGTCTCGACATCAATTGCTTCTTCCTCTTCAACAATCTCTTCTTCTGTTGTTTCTTCTTCAGAAACAATTTCGTCCGCTGTTTCCTCTTCTTCGGATACAACCTCATCAGTTGTTACTTCGTCTTCAGCGACTACTTCGCCTTCAACTTCTTCCTCTTCCTTCATTCCTGCTGGCATAGCATCTGCAGGTTTAGCACCTTTGTTTACAATATCCTTAACTTGCTTAAGGGTTGTACCAGGTGTTTTTAACTTTGCTGAATCATCATCAGCTTTATAGTTTTCGGGAGTAGGACCACCAAGATCCTCTACGTTAGGTGGTGTTCCACCTGTTGTTAGTTTTGGCATGGGATCTGCAGGTTTTGCACCTTTAGTTACCACGTTCTCTTCGATGTTTTCCATTTCTTGTAAGGTTGTTCCAACGGACATTTTAGATATTTAGGTATAATCTGATATTATTTATAGAACTTATAGATTTGATAAGAAATCACTGAATAGATTCAGTTTGTGTTCTTCCAATCTACCTTGATCTACAAGTGTATTAATACGTTTTTGTGTTTGTGCTGCTTGCTGTTCACGAAGAATTCCTCCTTCCCAAACCCACTCTTTTCCTTCCATAATTCCAGATACAAAAGCATCAGGAGCAGAAGGATCGGCAACGATATCTGCAGCAGTTGCCAACATGAAATCTTCACCTACAACTTTATATCCTTCGGATGTAGTTTTAAGTGAACCAACTCCACGAGAAGATACACCAAGTGTAACTCCTTCATCAATGAGAGATTTTGCAATCTTACCCATTGGTGTATCGAGAAGTTGTGCTTTTCCAATAAAATTATTTCCTTCTTGACGAAGTTGTGTAATTTTATGAGATACACGATCAAGGTTAACTGTAGGACCATCTGGATGACCAAGTTCACCAAGAGCACGACCTTTCTTAATGAAAGATTCGTTATAACGATTTACTTCACGAGAGAGAGTATTAACAGGGTACATTCTACCATTGCGGTTTTTGATTTCTCCTTGAAGAAAGACACCTTCAATGTACATTTTCTTTTTGGCACCTTTCCCTTCAGTGATGAATTTTACCTTTGCTACTTCCTCTGTAATTAGTTTCATTTTCTTAATTTGTAAATCCTACTTTTGTTGCTTTGAAAGCACCTGATCCATGAATTGTATATGATGGTTGTTTTTCAATATATTCAATTGCATTATCAGGCAATGTAATTGATCCTGTTCCAGAATATTCGTTTAATCCTGTTGGATCTGTAACTGTAAGTACAAGATCAGATCCAGAGCTATTGAAAACTCTAACACATGTTGCACTACCTACGGTTGTGCTATTTCCTACACCAGAAGCAACAGAAGATTCCGATGCTAAAATTAGAGTTCTATTCGCCATTTGGTTCCTCTTCTTGCTCTACTTCAGTTTCATCAAACATACTATCAGCAACTGATTTACGAAGATCTTCAATTTTCGCAGCTGCTTTTGTATACAAAAGATCCTTAATTTGATCTGTTGTATCTGCAGGAGAAGCGTCAGTGGCTATCAAGTCTACAATTTTTTCCATGAAATTTTAATATAGTTATATATTTTATTTATATCTCGGCCTTTTTAGTGTCTTTTTGCAATTGAGCGTCGGTTACACCACCATCTATATCGGGTTCCATTGGTACATCTCCAAGGTCGCCCATTCCTCCTTCAAGTGGTTCACCTGTTATTGGATCAACAGCATTTGGATCTGGTATAATTCCATCTTTGATTTCCTGTTCAATTTGCTCATCTATTTCTTCCATTTCAGTATCACTCTGACGAAGAACTTTTGATCTTACATATTGATTAGAATAATACTTTCCAATATATGGTTCGATTGTTGCTAATGTACCGAGTCTTTCGTTTAGTAATTCTGATTCTTTTAATTCTGCAAACTGATTATCATATAAGAAATCGTACTGAATATGATCACTTAATTGTGTCCAATCTTCAGGTGTAATTATATTCTTTAAAATTAATTGTGTCTTTAATAAATCAGCAAAAAGATTTGCAAATCTCTTACGTAATCTACCTACAAATTTTGCAAACTTTAATTCATCTCTTAATATCTCTGATGATCTTCCTAAATTAAATCCTCCATCAGATGCAATTCTTGATTCTGGTACACCTAATGATCTGTATAATTTTTTCTGGAAGTATTCAATATCTGATAATTCACCAAGATTTTGTCCACCT